TCCAACAACATACATCTTTGTACCGTCACTCTTAAACGCTAATCCATCAGGCGAAGCCTCTTGTGCGTTTACATACAACCCAGGGATAAGTGTCGCAACATCCCAAGCAGATGACATAGATTGCTGCCATACGGAGTCTGTTGTATCTCCTATAATATAAAGTTGTGTTCCATCTGGTTTAATATACAAACCATTTGGTAAAAGGTCTGAATACCAAGTACCAAAACTAGGTACCGCAACTTTTGTGTATGAGGCGGTAGAAACATTCCAAGCAGATGAAAGAGCATATTGGTTTACATCATCGCCAGATTGCCCCATAACATACATTATTGTTCCGTCAGACTTAAAAAAAACATCATAAGGAACTGTTTCTTCTGTTGCAACGCTTTTAGATAGGCTTGCATAACTTGCTGTGCTTAAGTCCCATGCGCCTGTAAGCGTATATTGATATACCGTATCGTTTGTATCTCCAACGATATACATCTTAGTTCCTGAGTCACCAAAAAATAATCCTCTAGGCGTTGCTTCTTGGCTGGTAACGCTTAGGCTTACAGAGTCATAAGACGCGGTGCTGATATTCCATGCGGTCGATAAAGAATATTGATAGACCGTGTCATTGGTATTAGATAGAACATACATTTTTGTTCCATCGTCTTTAAATCTGACTTTTGCTGGACTTGTTCCAGTTTGTGCAGATACGGAAAAGTTTTGAACATAAGATGCTGTAGTTACATCCCATGCCGTTGACAAGTCATATTCATTAACATCATCGCCTTGGGTTCCAATGATGTACATCTTCGTGCCATCAGGTTTGAACTCTATTCCAGTCGGGGCTGTTTCTTCCGCAGCCACACTCTTACGAGGAAACACCGCCGTACTTGGTTCATACGGCGTAGATAAGTTGTATTGCAAAACTGCGTCTCTTGTATCACCAAGGACGTACATCTTCGTGCCGTCAGAACTAAACTTTACGTCTGTAGGGCTGGTTTCATATCCAGCAATAGAAACACTCGGCGCTATTCCTTCAAAGGTAGCAAAGGCTAAGTCCCAGGCGTTGGATACGGTAGCACTTTCCCCTCCTCTTGCTAACATCTTTAATACATTACTCATTATGGCTTACCAACTTCAGTTGCATAAACAGTGCTGCCTACCTTCCATAACAGTATCCAAGTGTATCCTGTAGTAGCCAATGTTGGTGCAGAAGCAGTACCACCAACCTTAACCCAAGTAGGATTAACAGTAGTCCATGTAATTGTGTAAGCAGTGCCATCATCAATACCAAGCAACACTACCTGACCTGCTTCAAAGTTAGTTGCTGCTGGTGTACGGTTAGCACCTAGAGTTACTACTTGAATTGAACCGTTAGCAGGATCAATTTCAAACGCAGCGCCATCAGTGATGGTATGAACAGTATCTTTTACTTCTTTAAATGTTTGTTGTGCTGTAAAAGTGGTAGCAGTGCCAGGAGCAACAAAATCAGTACCTGCTGTAGCAGCACTGAAAGCAGAAGTACCGTTACCTTTGATAACACCAGTGAGTGTTGTTGCACCAGAACCACCATTACCAACAGGTAATGTACCAGTAACATTGGTTGTTAGACTGATACTATTTAGTGTTGCTACAGTACCTAAACCTAGTGTAGTACGTTGTGCAGCAGCATCAGCATCATCAAGAATGGCCCTACCAGCAGCAGTAAGATCAGTAACAGCATAGGTATCAGATGCTGTTGTATAAATCATCTTATCAGCAGCAGTAGTCAGCCCAGCAATAGACTGTAAACCAGCATCGTACGCCTGTACCGTTACTCCAATAGCAGCAGGAGCAAGATAATCAGTACCAGCAACAGCAACAGAGATTGTACCAGATCCGTTTGCTTTAACAATGCCGTTAATAGCACCAACTATAGGATCAGTTTCAGTAAGTGTAACAGTAGCCCAAGACAAAGCACTACCATTAGTAGTTAGATATTTACCTGAGTTTCCTGTTTGTGTTGGGAAAGCACTAACAAAAGTGTAAGAGTCGTCCCAATTACTTTGCTTGATAGTGGTTGGGATAGCATAACCAGAAGCATAAGTAACTGCTAATGTGCCTGAAGAAGTAATAGGGCTACCAGATACGCTCAGCCCTGTTGGTACTGACATAGCAACACTGGTTACAGTACCAGAACTGCTAAAAGAAGCCCATGCGGTTCCGTTCCAAACATACATAGTATTGTTGGAACTATTCCAATATAAAGCACCAGTTAGTAACGCATTACCGTCATTATCTAATGTAGGAGCAGAAGACTTAGAACCTAAATAACGATCATCAAAGGAATCATAAGACGCTGCTGCGTTAGATGCTGAGACTGCTGATGCTGTTGCTTCATTAGCGGCTACATCTGCTAAAACTTGTGCATCAGAAGCTGATGTTGCTGCGGCAGTTGCAGAGTTAGCGGCATTTGTAGCTGAAGATGACGCACTACTAGCAGACGATGCTGCGTTAGATGCTGATGTGCTTGCGTTAGATGCTGAGGTTGACGCAGATGAAGATGAAGAAGCAGCGTTGCTTGCTGCTGTTTGTGCTTGAGTAACTAAAGCAGCAATAATGGCTGCTTCATTAGCAGCGTCTGCCGTAGCATCTCCTGAACCACCTGGACCCCTATACAGTGCCATTTAATTTTCCTTTACATTTTTCTTAAATACTCTCAATGAAAACACTTAAGAAAAGCCCCCGAAGGGGCAACCTTACACCAACTTACCTACAACAACTGTAAAGGTAGCAGAGGCTAAGTTAATAGAACCACCACTTAAATTATTAGCACGAAGAGTAATAGTATTAGCAGCAGTAACATCAGCAGTGACAACCAAACCGCCAGCACTGATACTTGAACCAATACCCATAACGACATCGCCAACAGCAACACCAGGAACAGTCATAGTGTCTGATTCAGAAGCACCGCTGGCAATAGAACCAAAGTCTTCAACACCAGACGCTACAATAATCTCAGAAAACACACCAGGGAGTTGCTGACGACCACGAGATTTTACAACTACAGAAGTAAGAGGCATGATAGATTCCTTTTAAGTTAAAATAGGGATGACCCTGATGAGCCATCCCTGTTATCAATCTTAGGCCGGAACCGCAATAGCAACCGCACTCTTATCACGCAGTTCGCCAACACCGTACAGCGTATCAGCGGTAAGCAGCGTTGCAAGGTACTCTTGCTTGTACTGAGTCTGAACACGAACACCAAGTTGCTCAACCAGCACAGCAAACTCAGGATGTGCCATCACAGCAATACGAGCGCCACCAGTAGCAGTAGCACAGTTGGTAGAAACATATACCTTAACACCGTATACATCACCAATCTGACCATTGCGGATGGAGTCGCCAGAGCCAACAAAGGCTTGCTCAGTAAAGCGGCTAAGACCAAGCAGAGTGTTACGAGCAACAGGAGGAATGATCATGAAACGACCATCCATCGGTACATCCTGGTCATCCAGCGTCTGAATCACTTTGCGAATACCAGCATCCGTAAGCGCAGAAGCGTTGTTAGCACCAGAGGTGTACGCAGTCGTGCCATCACCACCGATAACAGCAGCGTTGTACGCAGCCGTACCGTTACCACCCTGGGCCTTAGCAGCCTGGGCAAGCACATCGGTATCAATGCGGGTCGACAGAGCATAACCAGCATCGTCCGTGTAGAAGCGACGCAGCGAAGACTGTGCCTGAACTTCCGTGATGTCCTCAATCAGACGACTATACTCATAATGCTGGTCAATCGACACAGACAGCGAAGTGCCAGATTCAGCAATTAGAGTCACCTGTGCTTGAGCAGTTTTGCTTTTAGCAGTGGCGTTACCACGAACAGGAGCAGGAAAGTAGACTTTATCGCCTTTCTTACCCTTGAAGTTCATCTTCTTGATGAGGTTAGCAGCAACAAGATTCTTCTTGTAAGCAGCAATGATTTCATCAGACCATACCTCAGGCACAAAGCCAGCGGTTTTAGCCTGTCCAACTAGAACGTGATCAGTACCCATACCCATGATAATATCCTTTATGTAAAGTTAAATTTTATCGAACCCTTCCCTCTCGATAAGCGCTCATGATTTCAGGTTGAAGAGCATCATAACGATCAGGGTCGGTTTGCATCAGTTTGATAATATCCGCACGACGATAAATCTTCTTAGAAGGTGCTTCATCACTTCCTTTTGCCGTAGTAGCAGTAGCGCTCTTAAGAACTCGTTCACGGTCTTGCTTTTCAGCCTTGACTGTAGCATCAGCAACTTGCTTGCGCTCTTTCCAAACACTGAGTAACTCATCAGCGGCATCAAAGTCATAGTTATTCGCTGCTGCAAACAACTGTACTCGTACCTTAGACGACTTTACCCACTCTTGGAAAGATGTGTCACCAGCAATATCCATAAAGTCTGGATGCTTCTGCTTCAACATCGATACCGTTTCTGCGATTCGCATCTGAAGGGCAGCTTGTTCAGCTTGCTTGATCTTCGGATGGTTCTCAATTGCTTTTGATACTGCTTTTTCGGGATCAGCAAAGAAGTCAACTTCTTCGACAGGTTCCTGCGGTTGCTGTTTACTTAATGCTTGGGCCTTGATAAAGTCATCAACAATCTTGCGTAGTTCACCAACTTCAGAGCCTTGACGACCGATTAGCTTTTCAGCTTCTTGATGCATCCTGGCAATGTCTTTGAGGCTTTTACCCTTATACTTCTCGGGAACCTCATCGCCTTCTTCTGGTGTTTCAGTGTTATTCTCAGGTACAATCTCTTGCGCCTGCTCTAACTCTTCAACTACTTCACCTGATTGTAATGTCTCTTCTTGACCTTCATCAATAAATTCAGCCATATTAATTCCTCTGAGCGTTTAGCTTTATAGAAAGAATACTATTACTACTTACGGAGATTCCTTTATCCGTTACCTTCCGGTCTTTCTTTCCCACTTGATGTGAGATTCCCTGCGTTGTTCCCACTTTGCAGCGGCTCCAGGGAAGTGTCCAGTAATACCTTCTAGTGATATTACCGGCGTACTAATGATTCTGGAAGCATCATTACCGCAATGAGGGCAAGTAATAACTCTTTCAGACTCATCAATATACTTTTCTGAGGTGTGTCCTTTGACACAGGTAAACTCAAAGATTCTTTTCGCCATCTATTATCTCCTGATATACTTGCTCGGATAGTTGGTGCAAGTTCAGAATATAATCAAGAACTTCTATCTTACCTTTGGCTTTCCAGAGATCCTCAACGCTGTTGATAATATCAACTCTAGCGTATTCGTCCCTAGCCTCTTTTAAATCATCCATCAGTTCTTTCCAACCAACTGATGTACAAAGATCAAACCTATTCTCGTAATACTTCTGTAACTGTTCGTCCAAGCATTATCTCCAATGAGTGCTTTTGAATGTAAGTGCTTACTAACTTAATACTAACATTGTACCATTTTTTTATTAACTTGTCAATACCTTTTTAAAATATTTTTATCGTTGTTGCGAAGCAATCACTTGTAGACGAGCAATATCAGCCTTGGTGTCAATATCTTTGTTCTTCAGGGCCAGGTCTGCTATCTTCATCCGACGATCAAACTCTTTGTTAGGATCAGCAGCGTCACCAAGGTACTTAGATGAGGCAGCAGCGATCTTTGCCTGTAACTCTGCTGGTGCAAGTTGAATATCAACAAGCTCTTTCTGTGCTTTTGCTTGCTTGAGTTGAACATCAGCTTGTTTATCAGCCATTTCCAGCTGTGCAGCCTGAAGTTGCATCTGCTGCATCTGTTGGTCTTGCTCTGAAGGCTGGTTTACCTGCTGTAACTGCTGAATCAATTCTTCACGGTTCTCTAAGCCACTGTTTACAATAACAGCAGACAGGATAATCGGTGCAAGTTTAGAGTCAGGGCCGAGTGTCTTCAACAAGTTAATGAATTGTACTTGTTCAAACTCCCTTGCGATGATGCCAAGGTGGCTGGTGGGGATAAATACAAAGTCTTGGACAGGATAACGCTCAGGGTCAAACTGCATATACCGATGAGCAGCCTTGGTGATAAAAGGAATCAAGAATTGCTCTTGAAAGTTTACCAAAGTACGCTTAGACTTCTTGATAATAGCCATCAGAGCAGGGTTAGTACCGTAAGACTCTGGTGTCCCTGCTGGCGCACCGTAAGAGGCGCTATCAATGGTTCCAGTGGCTTGCAGGAGCATACGCTCAAACTCTTTAGCCGTGGCAAGGTTAGCAGGGTCTAGGTTACCAAACTTAAATGGTTGGAGAATCTCTGCTGGATTACCGTTGGTAAGGATGGTTTTACCAGGACGAACCTCAAACTTAGCACCTCGAGGTAGCCTTGTAGCATCCATAGCCATCATAGGTACTGTGGTAAGGGCAAGGCTATCTAAGTGTGCGCGAACTTGAGCATCAATAGCCTTTTGCATATTGTAGCCCTTCTCAGCGATACCACGACCCCAGAAGCGATTAGGCATAGAGTCATTCTGAAAGGCAACAACAGGACGATCCTTCATCATGTAAGGATTCTCTTCTGCTTTGAGCAGTACACCGTCGTTAGCGATAACAACAATGGCTTCAACCAACTCTGAAAACTCAGCCATTTCGTTAGATTCGTCTGTACCTTTAGAGAAAAGGTCTACATACTTGTCACTATCAACATTATCAAGCAATTCTTTAGGTACTAAGCCGTAATAACGAAGTAACTTTACCTTGTCTTGCTGATAATCAACTTCTTCCTGTGTTGGTTCAAGGTCAGTTTCACTGGCAGCAGGGCCAATATTAGCCTTCTTGTAGGTTCCATTCTCCATTGCCTGTACTACGCTATGGATAGAGACGAAATCCTCTACAGCGCAGCCTAGAGCCTCTGCAATAGTGCTTGCATTAGGGTCAATAAGGAAGTTTCGTGGGTTTACTGGTCGTAACTCAACAGCAACACGGTCTTTTTCAGTGACACCGATAGCAGCCAAACCCATGTTAGGCATTGGTTGCGTTGTTGGAATCAGTTCTGTCTTCTTGGTAAGGACGATTTCACCGATGCCGGTGCCATAAACAGCAGCAAGTAGGACAATATCAGAGACAGACTTGCGTACTTGATCCTTCTTGAAGTCCTTGGTAAGTAACTTTTTCATTACTTCTACATCTTGAGGGGTGTCATCCTCATCAACGATGTCGAAGAACTTCTCACCACGACCAAAGATAGCTTCATCAATCTCAGCAGAGAAGGTTTCAATGGCTTGTTGGAGCATCGGTGTAACAATCCTGGCACGCTCAGACTCACGGGTACGATCTTCTCCAGACCAAATACCACGCCAGAGACGCTCATACCTGTCCCAATCTTCCATAT